AATACCAATAGGAACACCTCTAAGAGGTATTCTAACTCTATTCCCCTCTTCATCTTCTATTTTTTGAACTGCTTCTAATCTTCCGAAGACAACTCCTGTCTCAGCCTCTTGACTTGTCCATGAATTTATAAGACTATTCTTAATTTTTAGTGTATCTAGCACACCAAAAGTTCTATTTAATTTCACATCAACATACATATCATCGACTTGACGTACTTCATAAATCATAGAACTAGTCGAAGATGATAATGAAGGTGTATTATAAAATTGATCTTGTTTATCTTGGGAAGGTGGGCTTAATTTATCAACTTGTTGACTAAAACTAAATCCAGTTATTAAAGTTTGTCCTGGTTGTAATGTAGAATTAACTTCCTCATATATATTTTCCCCCTCTTTTAAAAGCCAAATTTTATTTCCGCCACTAAAATTAAAATCATAAGACACTCTTTGATCATACATAGAAGAACTATTTACCAATTGCCTCATGCTATTTGTTATTACAAACGAAGGCTGCAATTCATATGTGTTAAAATCTGGATTATCTTCAAAACCTGTACTAAAATAGGTAATAGTAGACCCTGATCTATATGTTCTTAATTTTAATTGACTAATCATTTTATGCTATTCTAATTTTTATATCTTTCTCTGGATTTCTAACTTCAAACATTGAACGTGGTGTACTAAATACAGCATTATCAATTGGGGCAATTTGAGTTATATATCCCCCTGTATCTGGTATAAATCTTCTATTAATTACTGCTTGAGAAGATATAGTATTTGAATATCCCCCTCCCTCTAAATTAAATATTCTTACTTCAACAACATTGATTACTCCTGGTACATCTCTTAAAATATCTGTTAATTGAGAAATATATAAATGTTGATTCATTTGCCAATTTTCAATATTAAAATAGTCTTTCATTGTATTTATGGCATTTAATTTAATTTCAGAACTATTATAAGTTTTATCTGTAAATAAATCAGCTTCTATTTGAAAATTTAATACTGCACCATCATTAATTTCAACATAATCATTTATCATTCTAAATGGTATTAGATATGCTGCCAAGTTATTTTTTATTACACTTGTTGATTGTGTTATTATTTTACCTTCACCATCTCTTGATAAGATAAACATTTTTACTTTATTATCTTCTACTTCACCATAAATTCTAAATGGTCCACCATATTTCCCAGGCAGTTGATATGCTCTTGATATATAATCCTCCAAGGTTACACATCTCATTTGAGAAGCAAAATTAGCAGATATATTGTGTTTTATTTCACTAACAGTTGGCATGCCCATTCCTCCCATAGCAGGAATTGGGTTAATTGAAAAAACTGAACTTACTACTGCTTTATTGATTTTTTCATCTGGTCCATTTATAACAGCATCAACTCCAGATACCTTTGTTAATACATTAGAACCAACATTGCTAAGAAGTCCACCGCCTACTCTATATTTAATAAACATAGTAGAATTAGCTGGAATCATTTCCCCTAGCGCTGTATTATTTAAAACATTTTCTATGCTTAAGATAGGGGGAGTAGTACACCCTCTCTGAACATCTAGGTTATCTATATATTCTGTATATGCATCATAATCAGACTCGCCACCTCCAAAAGTCAATCTACATCTACCATCTGACATAAATTCTTTTATAAATCTTTTTGTTATTTCTAAATATTTTCCTATTTTAACTCCATTTATTCCTGAATCCGAATTATCATCTTCAACAAAAACTTTATTTTCAGGTAAAAAGTCTACTTCCCAATATTTTATTGAATTGTCATTGAATTGTTGATATGTTGGTAAATCTGTTAATCCTGTTGTTTCTATTATAACAATTCCTAAGATTTCTAAAACATTTGTATCAGGTAATGTATATTGGTAAAATGATTTTGCGGTGGTTATATCAACTTTAGCTATTTTTGTAACTCCTGCGGTAACTTTCTCTCTTTTTATTATCCTATATTTTATAATATCTTCATTAGTATTTTTAACAGGTTGTATAATTCTGTTTGCTGTACCTACATCACTAAAGTCATTTGAAAAATCTATTTCATAATCTGTTTCAAAAATTTGTCCAGCTCCTTGAACATTTGCTCCTGGTCTAAAAACTGGTAAATAGTTTTGATTTGGGCCATCAGCAGTAACAGGAACTTCTATTGATATATCTGCTAAGGTAACAGCTGGTCTAACATTAGGAATTTTATATCCAAAAGTTTTAGCCATTCTATATACTGCATCTCTCTGGCTAACTCCATCAAGAAAGAGCTCATTATATTTCTTATCTATAACATATGACAAGAGAGCCCCTACATATGCATTTAATTCAACCATAGCCATCCCTGGAGATGCAACATTAAAGTCTTGCCATTGATCAGGGAAGAATAGTCTTAAATAATTAATTAAATCAGTTCTTATACCATTAAAGTCTCTGCTTAAATAATTAATTTTAACTTCATCTGCTCGATTGCTTGTTAAATTTATAAATTGATCTTGTAAACTCATAATTTTTTTAGTTTATTGTTGATAAAGAAAGATTTATTTCATCTTCCACATTTCCTAAAATAGGAATAGAATAAATTATTTTAGATTGCAATACATTCTCTTCTTCTAAAAAAGTATTTTGTATTTCTTTGAGTACTATTTCTGGAAAAAATTGATTTATTTTTTCTACTAAATCAGCCTGCAAAGAAGCATCTGAAATTTCATCCCATGGTTCAAACAAATAATCATAGTAAGGGGAATATAAATTATTCCTCATAGGCCTTTGTTTCTTTTTTAATGTTAAAAAAGCGATAAGGTCCGATCTAGTTGTTTCCAGAGATGTTATTGTCTTTTTAAAAACTCCTCCATCTTGAGTATTTTTAAATGGGAATAATATTCCATTTGCCATAATAATTCACTTTATTTAAATATAAATATTGAACAAAAAAAAATAAAGTTAAGAGCTTTATATAATTTTAATTAAAATAGAATATTTATAAAAAAAGTACATATGGGAATTTTAAGATTATATCCAGAAAAAAGCAATACTATAGCAAGCGGAGTCTACTCACCTTATAACTCAGGACAGAATGCTGTTACTGATTTATGGTATGGTGGAGGTGCATCTGGCGGCAACCCTGCAACAAGACAAACTATAAGTAGATTTTTAATGAAGTTTGATCTTGAATATTTACAAAATAAAATTGTAGAACAAGAAATAAACTCAGCATTAACAATAACTTATAAATTAAAAATGACAAATTCTATCCCCAGAGATAGAATTTTAGAGCCAGAGTTTGAATTTGATAGATTAAATAAAGCTATAGCTACATCTTATGATCTTGTATGTTTCCCGATAGATATAGATTGGGACGAGGGGAGGGGATATGATCTTGCTCAAGAATATTACATACTTAAATAATCAGGAGACCCTTTAATAACAGGTTATTCTAATTGGAATAGTGCTACCACTATTACAGCTTGGGGTGAAGCTGGAGTTTATACAAATCCAACAGCATCAACATCAAATTATGTAACTCAACACTTTGACTTAGGCAGCGAAGATATTGATATGGATATTACAGATATAGTTAAAGATTGGTTAAGTGGTGGTTCTGTAAATAATGGAGTGGGGATTGCTTATGCTCGTACTTATGAACTTCTAACAACTGATACTAGATATATTGCTTCTTTCTACACAGATAAAACAAATTCAACATTTAAACCTTACATCGAGGTTTCATATAATCAAGCCATACAAGATGATAGGAAAAATGTATCCAATAATAGAACTTCTAGATTGTTTTTATATACTTTTAGTGGAAATAGTGCTGCAAATTACTTTTCTGCAGCAACAGTGCAAATACAACAATCAAATGGAACAGCTGTCGTAGGAAAAGAAAGCGTTACACCTACACAACTCGAAAAAGGTGTATATTATGTCGATGTATTAATGGACTCAGCAACAGCAGGACAAAAATATAGAGATGTATGGAGTGCAGTAACGTTTGCTCCAGGAGTGGATCAACAAAATATAACTCAAAATTTTCAAATTCAAAAAGATTATTATACAGCAAATATTCCAGGTGTAAATGAATATGTGATGTCTACATATGGAATAGGTAATAATCAAATTTTAACAAATGAAGAAGTTGTTAAAGTGTTTTGTGATCTTAGGGTAAATTATAGTAATAATCCTCCTAGTACCTCTTATCAATTACAATATAGAATGGTTCAAAATAATCAACTGGAAGTTATTCCGTGGACACTTGTTAATCAAACAATTTTAAATGATTGTTCGCTAAATTACTTTAACTTAGATACATCTTGGTTATTACATAATCAAACATATCAAATTGAATTTAAAATAATCGAATTAGGATCACATAGAATTTTACCAGAAAAGATAACTTTTAAAGTAATGAGACCTTTTTAATTGGCTCTGACAAATTTAGATAATAATTTTTGTAAGTTTGCTATAGAGTTATATTCGCTTTCTAACTTATTAGATAATTGGTTGGGTGCCAATTTATCTTGAGGTGTATGAATATGGTTTAATAATATTTTAATTATGATATCAAGTAATTTTACAAGCTCATCTCCAAAAACAATTGGATGTAATGATTTAGCTGTTATAGTTCCATCTCTATTTAAAACATTATCAAAATATTTTAAATACTCGTTTAACTCATATTTTTGAGCTGTTGTAGCATCTCTATTACTTCCTAAGGGAGAATATAAATTTATATTTGTAGATTGTAAATTTGCTTGAGAATAATTTTCTATTAATTGCGGAGCGGGTATTCCTAATAGCGTTTGATTATTTTCATCCTCTTTAGCAGATACTTGAGTTAATTGTAAAAAACTAGGAGTCTGGGTATTTAGAAGATATTCATCAGAAGATGTCGTTTTTGGATCAAACTTACCCGCAATAAGAAGTAATTCACGGTTTTTCAAAATTAAATCAGCATCATTTCTTCCTTGTAATGCTATTTCATAGTCTTTGGGAAATCCATTAAAAGCATCTGTATTAGGTTCATTAGATACTATATTTGGTGCAATATCAGATTTTGCTAATATTTGATAAGCTTCTTGATATCTTTGATTGCTTAATTTAAATTTTGATGTTATTACTGGTCCAATCCAATATCTTACAGCATTAGTTCTTTTTGGATTTTCAAGAATTACCCATACCATCTCTCCTATTTGGGGTCTAACATGTAAAAATTCAGGCATTAAAGGCATACACCACTGCAACCTATCATCTGTTCTAGAGAAAGCATCTTTACCAGAAGCGTTTACATAATCATCTCCTTGTTCTGCGCCCTTAATTTCCCCATCTTGCATAGCAACAATTCTAACCTTTATTCTATTTTGATCTGTGGGGTCTTCAACAACTACAACGACAGCAGGATAAACACCTCTTTGTCCAAGGGTATTTGATGCTCCTGCAGTTGCACCTTTATTGGAACTTTGAAGCAGTGATTTTATATTAAAGTCATTCATAATTATCCTTTTATAATATTAGCAACTTCATTGTATTTAGCTTCAATTAAATCAAGTTCATCTAACATTTTTGTTATTGTGGCTTTCATTTCATTATGTTGATTAGCAAGTAATCTAGCCATTTCCAAAAGTTCTTGTTTACTTTTATTTTTTAAATCTTCCATTTTATTTATTTTTATTGTCCAATTCCAACGGCTGTACCTGGAGCTGTTGTTGCTCCAATTGCGACAACGGGGCCACCTGCATTTGCACCAGATGCTTGAACTACAATACCAGGGTCTACAGCAATATCAACTCTCATATCGCTTTGTATTGCGTCAAATATTACTTCTATCATCATTTCCGTATATGCTTCCATAACATTTGGAGTTCCATCTTCAAGAGTACCTGTTGGTATACCTACTTCTTTAAATCTAGAAACAGCAGAAGCTGATGTTATTTGAGAATTTAATCCAGGTCTTGCTTTTGCTGCTAATATTTTAAAAATTCCAAGTCTAGGTAAAAAATTTGTAAGATTTTCTCCTATAATAAATAACAATAGTGATGCTATTTCTTCTGTTACTTGCAATGATTCGTCAATTTTTATTACACTTTCCGCCATATCTTTAAAGTTTAATTTTCTTCTTTTAAAATTAAATGATTTACAACAGCTAGAGCTCTTTTTAATCTCTCAGCTTTTTTAGCATTCTCACCTACAGCATTTATAATTTTAAATCTTCTTGTTAATTTTTCTTGTTTTCTTTTCAGTTTTTCTACAGCTTTTCTGGCAAAGTAATCTTTAGCTAATTTTTTAATTTTACCTATTAAAAAAGTAAGTAATATTCCAATTAATAATTGGAGTAATATGTTACATAAATTAGTCGCCATATCTTTTTGCTCTTCATTTCCTGGGTCATCTAATATATCACAACATGATGCTGTCATAGTAGCTTCATCATATCCATAATAATTTAATTGTTGAGCTGAAGTTATACCTAATATAGAAGGATTGCTCATAAAAGCAAAAACCTGAAGGAACATAGACCTAAATATAACTGGCGCATATTGTATTAACTTTTCAACAACGCTTTTTGAAAATGCATTTGCTGCAGAATTTGCATTTTTTTCTGCGTTTTTATTTTGCACCTGGTTTCCAACATGATCCATCATTAAACTAATGCCTCTTGCAGGATTATTAGTTGGACTTCCTGGAACTGTATTAATTCCTCCTCCTTCAAATATAAATTCTGGCTTATCTGGTAATGACACTTCTACATTCTGGCAGGAAACTTTATATTCAATTTGCCCTTTCTGAATTTTCTGTAATAATTGAATTCTATTATATTCTAAGTCTTCATTTTTAATAGAAGGATTATTTGATAAACTGAATAATTCTGCACCACAAACTGCCTCTGCTAATATTTTTTCTTGCATTGCTAAGTCTGTTGTACCTGCTAAATAATCATTTGATGTCTGGTCTTTTTGTTTTCCAAATATCATCATAGCAAGTTGCTTTGCCATCAATAATTTTGCAGCCCTAAAAGCTTGTTTCATTGGACCGCCTATTTTAGACATTAAAAAAGTTAAATTAGTTTCTTCTAAAAGTTTTATAGTAGCCGAATTAGGGTTTGCTGTTGTTGTCGCACTTTGAAGATTTTTTCCTTTTTTTGCTGACATATTTGCAAATACTTTTAGTATTTTTTCAACCATAATGTTCTCATCAAGAACTTGATTAATAAAAACTTCAAATAAAAATCTAGGGTTTACCCCCATCAATTCAAGTATTTTAAGTAAATAATCATACGCAGACATTTGCTGAGACTTTGGAATTGTAGGGAAAGTTATCCCAACAAGAGACAAAAGACTTTGTATAGAGCCTATTTTTCCAGCTAATTCAGATTGAACTGCTGTAAGGGGAGTATTTACAGATATATCAATTGCCATTATTCCTCAGAATTTTCTTTTCTTTCTTTCTCTTTTTTTCCTATTTCATCAACAACTCGTTTTTTCCAATCATCAGATAGTGACATTTCTACTTTAGATGGAGAATCATCTTTTGGATACACAATACTTTTAATTTCTGTGGCCAATTTAGCCATTTCGTTTGTACTATTTGCTGCTAATGTAAGGAAAGATACAGCATTTTTACCCATCAATACAAATTGTTCGGAATCACTCATTTGTTGATCAGCTCTTCTATATCTATCTAAGGCAAGTTCTCTTTCTTCAAGTTTATTTTTTAAAACTTTATTTAAAAGGTCTTCATAACCGTCTTTAGTTAAATTTACTTTATCGCTCATATTTAATTTATTTATAAATATGCAAACAAAAAAAACTATTCGTCCTCGTCTTTTCTTTTTATGAAATCTTCTTTTATAAGTTTGTAAAATATTCTAAATCGGTGAAGGGAATAGGTTATATCTTTTGTTTCCAATCCTGTTCTTTCTTTTATCAATTGATATACTTGATTTTTATTATAAACTCCAATTAGGTCATGATTTTTGAAAATTTGGATTATTGCATCTCCAACATTTGCATCATTCACTGAAATATTTGGGTCATTTATTTTGTTTTCAATTTCTTCAATAACATATTGAAATAAGTTAAAAGTTTTTTCAACTTCACTTACTTCATGCATCTCAGTAATCATAGATATATCAACTTCTTCTCTATTTTCTTCAAAATCAAGATTTACTGATATCAACTTATCTAATTCTTTCTTTTCTCCAAGCAAATAATGTTTTGCTATTGTTCCATAAAAAGAAAATGATTTCTTTCTTCTCGCTGGATTGAAATTAAAGAATTTAATATATACGAAGTTATAACAATCGTTGTGAGTTGATTTAACATCAATATCTGGTCTAAATAACTTGAAATTGAAAATTATATTTTCAACCAATCTATTAAGCGGTTTTCTTATGTGTTCTCTGAAAATTTGATCTCTTCTTACTCTATTCTCTGGATTACTTCCTACAACTTCAGCAAGTTCAACCATTTTTAAATAATATTCCTGGTTAAGCTCTCGTTTTTCTTTTTTTGCATTTTCCTCTTCCTCTTTAGCTCTAGTTAAATAAAACATTTCATGTAAATACAAATATTCAATAACTGCTTTTTCAGTAGAATCAAACCAATAGTCTTTAGGATTTTTTTCCCTTTCAGGTCTCTCAATTCCTTTTAAGTCAAAGATGAACCCTTCCATTTCGTCAAAATCGGAATGGATAGAGTCATCTTCTAATTCTCGATCAAAATTCAGCTCATCACAATCTTCATTATTATAATTGCGTTGGCTCATATTTTTTATTTCTATCTTCGTCAAAAAAGTATTCTTTTTTAGCTAGGTCCATCCAAAAGGTTGCCTCTGCTTGCGTCATTCCACCTAATTCTTCAGGAAGTGAAGTTAAATTGCTAGGAATTTTACATGTGTATTCTCTGAATGCTTGATTTGTATTTAATCTCATTTCATAACCAATTCTTGGAATTGTCATAATTTTAAGATCATTATAAACCATTCTTAAGAAAAATTCATAATAATGAGCAAGCTTTACACTTTCTTTTATTGGATAAAATTTTTCATCTTCCTTTTGTTCTGAATATTCTTTTAAAGCTTCTACTTTAAAAACTCCACCCAAAGGTAAAATACAATTAAATCGAGTTAATAAATTCATATCTAGCTTACCAGCTTCTTCAGCCATTCCTTCGGCCCATGGAGCTTCATTTAATAATCCATTAAATACTCCATTTGTTGTATTACTAACAATAGGTACAAATCCATCTATATTTTCACAATCTTTCAAATAAACATTTACTTGATTATACCATGCTAACCCAACAACATCTTCTGGTTCCACTAGAGAAATAAGTTCATAACCATTATCGGCTGCTAAATTAAATCCAAAGTTAAATATTTCTGAAAAAGTAAGTTTGTCAAATGGAATTAATGTATAATTAATTTTTTCTTCAGACTCTAAAACTTCTTCTTTTATTTTCCCTTCTTCATCTTTACTTCTAACTATAATAGATGGTTTATCTAATTTAGAAGTTATAACTTCTAAATCTTTTTCGCCAATATTTGGTGAATGTAAAACAACTAAGTCAGTTTTATAAATCTGCTTTGAAATACTGAAAAAGGTTTCTGATAGACCTTCTAATCTATCAACATTATTAACATAAATTATTGTTAATAAATTACTATTTTTTAATTTTTTCAAGTTCATTAATTCTATCATTTTTATATTCGTTTATAATTTCTAAAATTTTAGTTTTTTCTTTTTCGGTGGTATATCTTTCAAGAGTTTTTTCATAATCTTCCTGAATCTTATCTACATCCATTTCTCCATTCAACCATTTATCTAAACCTACGCCTAGTAATTCTGCTGTCTGAAAAATGTCACAGTTGTTAGACCAAAAACCATTATCTTGATTCATATATTCTTTTCCACCATAAGAAGCCCAACCAACAACATGAGTTCCTGATGCCATCGCTTCCAAAGGAAGAGTACCAAAACCAGCTATGTCATCTGTATATAATACAAAAGCACAACTTGCTAATCTTTCTGCAAACTCTTCTCTAGATAATCCAGATAATTCTATAAATCTTACCCATTTAAGATGTGGATAAAAAGCTTGGAAATTCTTTATGATATTAAATGTTTTTAATCTATTTTCTGGACCCCTAGAAGCTAAAAATCCTACCATTGGAAATTTGTCAGAAACTTTAGCTGGAACTTTAAATAAATCTCTATTAATTTCTTGAGAAAACTCTTTAACATTTAATCCTGGCATTATTGCCATAAGATATTCTGTTATCGCTTCTGAAACTGATACTACATCTTGAATTCCGAAATGTTGCCACTTCTCACCTGCATTCATAGCATTTAGGATATAAAACCAGCTTTGAGCTAAAACAATACGTTTACACGGAACTTGTATTGTTTTTTTCATTATATCAGGAAATCCTTCTGGTATAACAAGAAAATCTTCAGGGTTTATTGATAAAGGTCTTATTTCTTCTTCAGACCCATCTGTAAATTGTATTTTTTTATCACCTAAAGCAACAATTTCTAAGTCAGAAATATCAAACTCTGTCCATTGTGGGTTGAATCTATCAAAAATTTCAACCTGCTTACCTTGCTTTTGAGATAGTTCAAAAGAAGCTCTTTGGTTAACACGAGGTTCATAAACCAATTTAACACTTACACCACTTTCTTTTATTGTTTTAGCCATTCTTAATAAGACAGCTATACCTC